CACGAGCGACTCCCGAACCAATTCACACAGGAAACGCAAAATGTCCGTATTACAAGACTGTTATCAGGTCGTCCCCGGCTCCGGCCAATCTATCGCCTCTGCGTCAACTGAGACGACTCAAGCCGGGTTTGCTATCGGCAAGGTGTATATCATCACCGTAAACACTGATTCCTACTTCAGATGGAGTGGGTCGGCAGTTGCGGCGACTGACGGCAACTTCGACATCTTTTTACCCGCAGGCAGTTCTGCTATCCTTAGATGCACCAATGCCACGGCACGAGTCATTCAAGACTCTGCAGACGGTATTTGCGGCATTGCCGAGATAGCGATAGTTTAATGCGTTCTCCCCTGTCAGGCACTATTGGCCTTCCCGGGGTTGGCCGCTTTGGTCTATCAGTGAAAGCTGGCGGCGGTGGTGGCGGAGGCTTCTCCCCATTGACCCTCGCAGGTTGCGAGCTATGGCTCGACGCAACAGACGCCGATACGATCACAGGCACGTCTTCTATCGTTACCGGTTGGGACGACAAGTCTGCCGCCGGGAATAGCGTTACAGCTGCAGGCGCAGCACGCCCGTCACAGAGCACAATCAACAGCCTCAATGCAATAACTTTCGACGCTGCGGCTGAAGCAATGTCGCTCGCTTCCGCTTCGGTCACTGGACTTGACGGCGCAGACATGACGATATTCGTCGTAGTCAACAAGCAGTTTGACGAAGCGGACAGTTGGCCGGGCGCTATCGCTCGGGGCAGTGGCGCATGGGGTGACGGCTGGCGCATAGGTTCTGCCGACGCGGGCGGCTCCAATATGTATTTCTCAGGAAAGAGCTACACGGTCAATAAAGTCTTAATCACGACCTCGGCAACCGGGGCTGACGCCTTTGCTTTGTGGACAGCCGACCATTTGGGGTCTGCTGCGGATAGCCACGGATACCTGAACAACGGAATTACGGCTACTCAAACTAACGCCGGGCAGATCACAGACGCCAATGACGAAGACCTTACCATCGGGCAACCGGGTACGAATACCACGTACGCACTGATCGGCTCAATCGGCGAAGTCATCGTTTACAATAACGTGCTCTCTGATGAAGACAGGCTCAGAGTCTCAGAGTACTTGGCAGGCAAGTGGGGCTTTTCACTAGCTTAATCACAGATCGCCCCGTTAGAAGGGCGGCATAAAACTAAAACTACAGCAACTTTCTAACGAGGAATAGTACAATGGCAACAGACATCGAAGCAATCACAGGTGCAGCGAAGCTGCAGGCTGGTGTTGGCGAACCCCGTCAATTCCAAGGCACATTTAAGGTCATCCCCTTCAAGGTAACCCTGACGGATACCACGCAGACAGCCAACAAGGGCGCACAAGTTGACGTATCAATACTCGGCGCTGCTCTCGGCGACTTTGTATTGTGCGCCAGTAAAGCTGACCTGACGGGCGGCATCCTTACGGCTGAAGTCGCAAGCGCTGGCGTCGTCACCTTTACAGTGTGGAATCTCGAAGGTACGGACGCAATTACGCCTTTCGCTGGCGGCGTCCAAGTTCAGGGCATCATCCTGAAGCCACAGGCGAACGTGTTCGACCAAGTAGCGTAAACAATGGCAATCGTCGAGAGGGACGGCAAGGGTAGATTTCTACCCGGCCAGAGCGGTAATCCTGCAGGAAAGCAGAAGGGACTCCGCAACTACATAACGCACGAGCGTTTGATGCTGGAAGCGGGTTTGCGAGACTATATCGCAGACCCGACTCAGGCAAAGAAGCTTTTGACAGGCATAGACCGAGTGCTCGACATTGCGGTCTTAGGGGAAGACAAGGACTCCATCTCCGCAATGAAACTACTGCTCGACCGCGTTATGCCTGCCATGCCTCCGAAGGAAGCAGAGGAAGCAGAGAAGACCGACCGACGATTGCAAATCATTATCCAGACCAACCCCAACGCCAAGGTTCCTGTGCAAGCAGTCATCGACGGCGAATTTCATGAAATAGAGGAAGAACCAATGCCCACACAAGGTGAAGTACCAGCAAACCAAAATCCTGACAGTCGTCAGGGTGGCGAAGGCACTGCCAGCTTGCACAACACATCGAACGACGCTCTCTTGAAGAGTATCGGCAAGCCCGGCAATGACCACGAGAACTCGCAGGCCAAAGAAGTAGGAACGAAGTAATGGCTCGCGCAATTCCCGGCCAGTCCACGGACTCCGAAAATGCTCGGGCCGCTCCGAAAGTAGTTGACCGCAGTGACGCCGTGAAAGGTTCGAGGCGCAGCATACGTGAAGTATCTGCCGACCTCGATGTCCTCACGAGTCAGCTGCAGGGTGATGCTCGTACGCAGAAGCTTGGCGGCAGCGCTAAGTAATGGCGGAAACGTCGGAGGAAAGGCTGGCAAGGCTTGACGCCGAGACAGCCTCTCAACTCAAGGCTGAAGAGCAAGAGAGAGCAGACGCGGAACTAGCGCGCCTGTTCCCTAATCTTGCGCCTGACTTCGTAGAGCCACCTGTCGATCCCCGAGAGCGCAAGCCCCGGGGAGAAGGTGCGTTCGCGAAGTTCCGCAGGGAAGAGGCCGAGCGCAAAGCGGCTGACGTTGCAGCGGAAGACGCGGCGCAGGCAGAGGTAGCTGAGGACGAGCAGGCTGCTACTCCCGGGTTTATCCGCAGTGCTATTGCGCCAGCAACCGGCGCACTGAGCGGTCGTCAAGCAGTGATCGACCAAGACTTCGAGTCAGGCACCACGCAGCGCTTATTTCAGAATCAATCAACGGACGCACAAAACTAATGCCACGAGGAAAGCCAGCAAGTAAGGGAAGTAAGAGCGGCAAGGTCAAGGGTGCCACTTCGGTAAAAGGTAAGGTAGCAGGCACAGCCATCGGCGCGCTTGCTGGTGGAGCCATTGGCCTGAGTAGAGCTGGCCCGGGCGGCGCAGTGCTCGGTGCGGTAGCGGGTGGTCTTATGGGTCTGAACGCCGCCGGTAAAGACGGACGCGATCAAAAGTCAAACCAGAGCACAGACAAAGCGAACCCAAGCAGATCGGGTAGATAAAACAAAGCCGGAGGGGTCATGGCGCAAATCCAGTTTAACCTGCATCCCGCGCAGGCGGAGATTCATGCACACCCGGCGAGATTCAAAATCGTGGCGGCAGGTCGTCGCTTCGGCAAGACCGTCTATAGCGTCATACGTTGCTTTGAGGAAGCACTTGCGCAAGTCAACCCGCGTGGGGTCGAACTCGACAGTTCCTCGGAAGTCATCTACGTAGGGATAGACAGGGAGCAGGCCCGGCGTAACGCGTGGCCCTACTTCAAGAAATTTGCTCAAGAGATCGAAAAGGCCACTGGCCTTGAGTGTCGGACTCTTGAGAAGACTTCTATGGTCGAGTTGCCGCCTGAACTTGGCGGCTGCAGAATCAGGCTACTCGGCATGGACGACCCTGATGCAGCGCGAGGAATGAAGCTGCGGTTTGCAGTATTGGACGAGTACGCGGATATGCCGCCGCGTGTGTGGCCTGAAATCATAAGGCCCGCCCTTGCCGATGTACGGGGCGGCGCTCTCTTTATCGGCACACCCAAAGGCCGGAACCACTTTTACGAGTTGGTTCAAATGGGTATCGAAGCTGAAGACTGGGGAGTCTTCAATTACTCGATGGACGACAACCCGCTGATCCACGAAGACGAGCGGCTGTCACTGGCGAAAGAGTACGCTCGCGGGAGTCAAGACCTCTACGAGCAGGAAATTAAAGCCAAGTTCATCACGGCGGAAGGCCAGCTATTCAGGGCCGACCAGTTCAAGATCATAGACGAACTGCCGCCCTCTCACTACGAGACGTTCCTGTCAGTCGATCTGAACGGGTTCGAGGCAGACCCCGACCGCAAGCGCGAGATGCGCAAACTCGACGACACCGCCATGGCGGTAGTAAGTATCGACGCGGTAGGACGCTGGTTCGTTCAGGACATCCCCAACGGACAATGGGGCGTACGAGAGACGGCAAACCGTATCGTACGTACCGCAAAGAAATACGAGTGCCCCATGATCGGAATAGAGCGGGGCGCTCTCAAGAACGCAGTCGAACCTTACATGACAGAGTACATGTCCCGGTACAACCGGTGGTTCGAGATCAAACCATTGACGCACGGCAACAAGAAAAAGTACGACCGCATCCAATGGGCACTCCAAGGTAGAGCACAGAAAGGTGATATCTACCTTATAAAAGGCGACTGGAACGAGAAGTTTATCGACCAAGCTGTCAGCTTCCCCTCTCGCTACGTACACGATGACTTAGTGGACGCACTGGCCTACATAGACCAAATGGCTCCTATCAATATCAGCAGGTTCGACATTGCGCAGATAGAGAAGGACACTGAGTACACACCAATGGACGAGAAAGCAGGATACTAAATGCCGAATCAAGTTGTAAAAGAGCGCGAGGTCGGCCCCAACAAGCCTAAGCTTGAGGCCGGGGCCAGAGGGACTCTCGTCGGTGCGGTGATTGCCGATGTTGTTCCGTGGCGTAAGCTGCGCGACAGTAAATTTGAGAACCTGTGGGACGAATTCTACGCCAAGTGGCGCGGTTTTTGGATGCCACAGCACAAAAGCTTCAAGACAGAGCGCTCTCGGATCATTGCACCGCTCACCAGCATGTCAGTTGACCTTACGTCGGCTGAAATCATAGAAGCAGTGCTCGGTAGAGAGTACTTTATCGACCTGCCGGACGATGTCGGCGACGGTGACACTTCAGATGTCGATGCAGCGCGCAAACTGCTCGTGCAAGACCTGAAAAACGTCGGTTTCGTCGATGAATTCGCCCTGACGGCACTTAACGGTTGCCTTTACGGTACTGGCATCACCAAAATACAGATTTTGACCAAGATCGTCAAGACTTTGCGCCGCGATTCCGAAGGCGAGCTGCAAGTTGACGAGAAAGAGGTCGTTCAGATCAAACCCATAGCCATTGAGCCGGGTTCGTTCGTTGCAGACCCCTCTGCTCGCGAAATAGACGACATGAAGGGCTGTGCACATGAGTTTCTGATGCCCCTCAGCACGCTGAAGAGGCGTCAGCTGCAGGGACAGTATTACAAGACCAAGGTTGGCGCGTTCAAGGCGCGGATCATCTCGAAGAACCGGGGTGACACCGAGGAAGGCAACATACGCGATCAGGGCGAGGTCGCATACATCACTGAGTACTACGGTGAGGTTCCAACCCGGGACTTTAACGCAGCGATAGCCGAGGGCAAGGGCACTCCCCTGACTACAGAGATGATTCAGGCGATCCCTGAAGAGCTGATGACGGAAGCCATCGTCACCATAGCCAACGAGACGACCCTGCTACGCGCCATAGAGAACCCGCTCTTAACGGGCGAGCGTCTCATGGTTGCCTACCAGCACGAGTCAGTCCCCGGCAGGTTCTACGGTCGTGGCGTCTGCGAGAAGGCTGCCAACGTACAGCGCGGCATGGACGCCGAGATGCGCGCACGGATAGACGGCCTCGCATGGTCTAACATGCCGATGTTCGCTGGCGACCTCACACGTCTGCCACCTAACAGCAACATGAACGCATGGCCGGGCAAAATGTGGGGCACAAGGGGCAACCCGAACGAAGTGCTCAAAGAATTCAAGATCAGTTCCCCCGATCAGAACTCATACGCTCACATTCAAGACTTAGAGCGCATGGGACAGCAGGCGACCGGCGCACTCGACAGCCAAGGGCTGAGGGGCGGCGTGAGAGACGAGACGGCGACAGGGTCAGCCCTTGCCGCCTCGTCGTTTATCAAGCGGTCTAAGCGTACGATGTATAACATCGAAGGCTACATGAACCGACTTGTTAGACGAGTGCTCCGTCTAAAAATGCAGTTCGAGCCGACCCGCTACCCACAGGATTACGAATTCCAAGTGCGCGGCACTATGGGAATCATGGCTCGCGAGATCGAGCAGACTTTCATGGTCAATATGTTATCGGTAATTGGCGCGGACTCTCCGGCCTCTATGCCGATCATAAGGGCCATTTTTGAACACAGCGGATCGCCAGTCCGAGCAGAAGTTCTCCAAGCCCTGAAGGCAATCGAGAACAAGCAAGAGACGCCGGAAGAGGCTGCCGCTAAGAAGGCCCAGCTTGAGATACCTGTAGCCCAGCTGCAGAAGATCAAGGCTGAGACGTTCAAGCTGATGGAAGGCGGAGAGAAACTCGAAGCCGAGACGGACAAGGTCATAGCTGAAGTCAAGGGCATGCCAGAAGCTTCGTTGCTCAAGCGCGCAGCACTGGCGAACGATATGGAAGACGGCGAGAACGTCTCCCGTGGCCTCGACATTCAGGAAGACAAGAACAAGCTGACGGACAAAGGACTTGACATACAGCGTGAGGCGCTGAAGATCAAGAACAAGTAATCAGTCTCGGAGGGAGACATGGAACTAACGCCAGAACAAGCAGAATTTTATCAAGCAATGGAACACACCTTCAACACCCAAGGGTGGCGAATGATGTCCCAGCGTTGGAAAGAAGAGCAGGATCAGCTTAAGGATCGTATGTTCTTCAGTGCCAAAAGCATGGACGACGTAAACGAGCATAGAGGTCGCTACGAGTTGCTCAACGAACTACTCACTCTGCCCGAACATCTCGCTAAGCAGAGAGAGCATATCGCGGAACTCGACGAGAACGACCAGCTGTGAGCAAGTTCATGTATTTCGACTTCCGCTGCCAAAGCTGCGGAAACGTAAACGAAGCGTTCGTTAAGCCGGACACCTTAACAGGTACTTGCCCGAACTGCGGAGGTTACACAAAACGTATGATTTCCTGTCCGACGATTGCGTTGTCAGGGACAGACCCCGACTTCAGCACTGCGTACGATAAATGGGAAAGAGTACAGAAAGACAAAGTGGCTAAGGATAAGAAGTTTCACGCCGATCATGGCGAAGACAAGCCTCGATAATCCCCCACTAGAATTCGCGCTAACCTGCAATAAGGCAGGCCGCACAGGAGAGGAAAAATGGCAACACCACAACCAGCGCCTTCGGGCGTAGTACGACACAGACCGATGTCTGAGATTCTTGCACCAGCACCCGACGTACCGGCGAAGACGGCCAACACTGCAGAACCAGTGCCCGTCGTAGCGGAACCGGCGAAGGTCGAGACACCACCTGCACCGTCGAAGTATGACGGCAAGACTACCGAGCAAGTGATAGAAATGCACCGAAACGCTGAGTCGCGTCTAGGTGAGATTCAGAACGAACTTGGTACGATGCGCGGGATTGTCACCGACTTGACCCAGCTCCAATCACAACCGGCAACGCCGCAACCCGTGGAACAGGAAACGATAGACGTATCCGGCGACGACCTGATTCAGAATCCAGTGGAGACTATCAGGCGAGTCGTTGCGACGGACGCCGCAGCAAAGAAGGTTGTTGATGACGCAGACCAGCTCGATAGGACAGTTGCCGGAGAGCAACTTGCCTTACAAACAGAGTTCGGCGACATCAATGCAATAGTAGCAACTCCCGAGTTCTCTGCCTTCGCCAGCCGCACACCCACGCGTTTAGCCGATCTCAATGCGGCTGCCAAGGGTGAAGGCTTAGTGCAAGTCCGCGCTGCTCGTCGGCTATTGGAAGATTACAATGATTTCAATGCCGCCTTAAAGCCAGCTGTACCAGTGACCCCGGCACTTACTCCGGTCGAGCAAGCGAGAGCTGTCAGCACAGAAGGTGCTGGCCCCGCAGGCCCGATCAGTAACGCAGAGGTTATCTACGAGGCTGACGTTCTAAAAATGATACAAGACGAGCCTATGAAATACCGCTCTCCCAGTTTCCAGTCGGAACTTACGGCTGCAATCAAAGAGGGCCGCTACGTCAAATCAGGATAATTCCTGTTCTTTTAACCACCACACTTTAGGGGTACAACCTAATGACTGCCTCCAATTTCGACATCCAGAACAGCGTTGATACAACTGACGCTGCGGATTTCGTACCGGAGATGTGGGCGATTGAAACACTGGCTGCATACAAGAGCAATCTCGTACTGGCCGGTCTGGTTTCGCTTATCCCCCACATTGGCAAGATCGGTGATGTTATTCGCATCCCCGTTCCGGCCCGCTCTTCGGCGACTTCCAAATCAGGCAGTTCGGCTGTTACTGTTATCGCGTACGCTGACTCGACTCACAAGACCGTGACCATCGACCAGCATTACCACTATGCGCGCATAATGGATGACATCGTCGAACTTCAAGCCCTACCTTCACTGCGTCGGTTCTTCACCGACGACGCCGGTTACGCACTGGCTAAGCAGGTAGATACCGCACTCGTGACCCTCGGCGCAGGTTGGGGTTCAGCTGGCACAGTTTACGGTGCCGCTCTTGCCGGTGACGGCACGACAGCATGGGTGCAAACTGGCTCCGGTAATGGCTCTGCCATCTCCGACGCTGGCGTGCGAGAAATCGTACAAGACTTTGACGACCAGAACGTCCCGAGTCGTGACCGCTTCTTAGTCATTCCTCCGGTCGAGAAAAAGCGTATGCTCGGTAACACTCGTTACACAGAGCAAGCGTTCGTCGGCGAAGTCGGTATGCAGAACAGCATCAGAAATGGTCTGGTCGGCAACCTGTACGGCTTTGAGATTTTCGTCTCAAGCAATCTCGCCACCGTTGACAGTTCCGACTGTACCTCGTACCGTCCGGCACTGTTCTTCCAACGTGACTCTCTTGTGCTCGCAGAGCAGCTGACGCCTCGCGTCCAAGAGCAGTACAAGCTGGAAGCGCTCGGCACCTTAATGGTCGCCGACACGGTGTACGGCGTGCAAACCATCCGTGGCGACACGGCTGGCGAAGCAGGTCGTGGCTGCCGCGCTGTAATGGTACCTGCTGCTTAAGAGTGGCAATGCCAAACTGGGTGAGGGCTTCGGCCCTCCCCTCCTAATTCCAAGGGGTAGTACATATGGTCGTTAGACATCCCCAGAGACGGGGAGAAGGAATATCCGCGTCTGACGACATAACTGTAACGGGCGACTGGTCTTTTACTGGATCGCTAACTATACCCGAAGCGTCTGTCACCGCGCACACTGCTGCGATAGACCATGACGCTCTGCTGAACTTCGAGCAAGACGAGCATTTCACTCAGGCCGATATCAGCATAACCGTAAACCAGATCAGCGACTTCTCGTCTGAAGGTGGTCTAAAGAACATCGTCGAAGATGTCACGCCGGAACTCGGCGGAGATTTAGACGCCCTCGGCAACAACATTGTAAACGTCAATGCGTTGCAGTTGAATGAAAGCCCGTCCGCGCCGTACACCAGCGGTGACGGTAAGGGCTTGTTCTGGGTAAAGACAGACGGCGACAACGCGCCTATGTTTATGGACGGAGCCGGACTCGACTCACGTATGACGCGTAACCGTGTCACCGAGACGATCTACTCCGACTGGACTCACGAAGCTAGTCTAATCATGGGCGACGAAGAAATCGTCAAATGGTTAGACGATAGTGCTGTCGCACAGGACATGCTCAGACTGGCGACCGGCGTCACAGCCGGAGCAGCTGTCGGTCACATCATAGTGACGCAGGATGATTTCCAGACTACCACTAGCGCTACGTACGTGGATATCTCAGGTGCAGTGGTTCCCTATGCAAGCATGGAAGCGAACGAGGATTACGTTGTATTTGTCCGTGCTTACATAGGTAACACTACCAGCACCACGACGAACCAGAATAAGTGCAGGCTGACAAAAGACGGTAGCTTAGTCGGTGGTTCAGAACATATTTACGAGTCGCCGGGTACTACCGCCGAAAGCGTAGGCATGATATACGAGTGGGGCGGTGTCGTAAACTCTGGCGCAAGTGGTGACTTACAGTTACAACATCTGTCAGGCAACGGTTCTGACACGATGATGGCCGACAACATCAACATAATGATGATTAAGGTCGATGATCTGACGCTCAACACCAACGTGTTTCACGATACAGACGCGACCACGGTTGAGTTAGACGACGGGAACTTCCCGCCTCTGGTGTGGTTTGATACAGGAGCCGGTGTTACAATCGGCGACGGCGTGAGTGACTACCTAGTCTTTGGTTCCGTGAGAATTACGGACTTCCTGACTGGTGGCAACACTGTATCAGTCCGAGTAAACGACGGCAGCACTACTCTCGATGCTAGTGGAGTTGGACGAGGCGATAGCAGCGACCAGCTCTCTATGGGCTTCGCACAGTTTTGGACTGCGCCTGCCGCGTCAACTACACTGACCGTAGAGGCGCAAGGTACTGGCTTTCCGGTCGATAAAGATTTCGCCAGCATTGTCGCCATACGTCTGAACGCTTTTACGGAATACCAGTCAGTACTGGTGGAAACCAGCCCTGACCTCGGCGACGGCCCGACCACGATATCCACGATAGACCTGACAGTACAAGCTGCTGGCGATTTTGGATTCATGTCCGGTGCGACTGGCCCGAGCGTAGGGTTACCGGGTTCAGCCGACTACGTCACTGTAGAAGTTGACGGTGGGGGCGCTGCAGCGGTCGCTGGCTCGAACGTAATAGTAGGTATTCACAACGTCACTGCGGCTGCTATTGAGGCGCATTGGAGCGTCTCCGCCGACCAAGCACTGAACGCAGGCGAAGTGATAGAGGCTAAGTTCCTCGCAACGGACGCGACCACCCCGCAGGTTTACGAGAACTGCTTCTTTGTGGCGTTCCAGTGGACTATAAGCGATACCTCTGAGAAGTTCGACATAGGTAACCCGGCGTTTGCTGCGCGGTACTTGGGCGACAAGCACAGGTTCTACGGCAGCGACGGTGCGGACTACGTGCAGTTCGAGCACGACGACACGGATTTTAATATCAGCGGCTTCCAGACTGCTGACATTAACATCACGGACATAACTGCGATCAACGCAGGTACGGTTGACGCAGACTTTGACGCGATCACAGGCACGTCCTTTGGTGGCATAGTCGAAGCCAACCTGCTAGACAAGACTGCTACTGAAGACATCACTGGTAATTGGAACTTCAAAGCAGGTTCCGGCGGCACTGACTTTCTTAATACAGGTGGGACTGTTGGTCTTAATGTGAGCCACCCCGGCGGCAACGACGTGCTCATTGCTACTGTCGGCACCGTACAGGACGTTAAGTTCAGTGGCGCTACCGTACAATACGACTTTGACAACGACGTTGTTATCACAGGCCCGTTGACAGCTACCAGTTTTGGCGGCATCCTTTCAGCGAACCTGCTCGACAAGTCTGCTACCGAAATTGTTAGCGGTGCCTACAGGTTCAGCACTGATCTTTACGTAGGTTCAGCGAGTGCGAGTGACGTTACTAACGTCTTCATTTCGGGTGCGTCGGGATTGTCGATACGTTCCGGCACTGGCTCGGGTGGGTGGGCAAGAGGATTCGTGCCCGTCAAGCACTCTGACTCTACACGCATGGGCGGCGCTGGCTGGCTTGGTAGCAATGAGACTCTCAGCAGCTTTAATATAGGCTTCTCGTCCGATTGGTGGTTAGGAGACGATAGAGTAGAGTTTACAGCCACATCTGCGACCTTCGGGGCAGATATTACCACCCTGTTCAAGAATTCAGAGAACATCTTTGAAGGCACCACTGGCCCCGGCTTCTATTTGCGGGACACCGATGCAGCTACCGACGAGAAAGTGTGGCGCATGGACTTGTTTGGTGGCAACCTCCGCTTGTCAAGCCGCGCCGATGACCTTTCAGGTGGAGCAGAGATTTTCTTAGCAACCCGAGGCACGGGTACTGCCGTAGCTAGTCTTGGCTTTACACCTCCGGTAACCTTCGCAGACATTCTGCAAATGGCTGAGGACAAAGACCTAGAGATGGGCGGCAGCGGTGTAGGACTTATACGCTGCAAATCTCAGTCTCTTGCGGACGATGCGACAGGAACTTGGGACATAGCAGGCGGCGCGAATGGTTACGCACTACACGTATTAGTATCGACTTACAATGCGCAAGTCAGTGGCATCTTCGCGTACACTACTGACGCAACTAGAACTGATGTAGGTCTAGGAGCGCTCATGGAAATGGGCACGTCGGCTAACCCAGACGTGGACGCTAAGTGCAACGTGTGGAAGTCGGCTGCTGCGGAGTTAAGCATAAAAAACCGCTTAGGAAGTACACGGACATTTACTATTTGGTCATTTTCGCCACATACCTAACCCCTCCCCGACGTGGGCTATTCCGTGCGGCCATCTGAGGGTACGGTGAGCCGGTATGCGGTACCACGTCGGGATTTATTCAGATTCGTTACGCGATTTTTTAAGATTTTTGAGTTTTCAAATGGAGAGAGACAATGCTCAACTTAGACAACCTTAAGACAGCGATCATCCTGTGCAAGCGCGCATCACTGACAGGTGAGGAATCACTCTCAGCAGCGCAAGCCATCCTCTCACTCGAAGACGAGTACAAGCGGGTGGAAGCTTCACTGAAAGCAAAGAAGCGACCGGCGGGAAAGAAAAAGCCTAGAGGACAGCCGAAGTAATGGCGAACACACGAGACTTAATGAATAAGACGCTGCGCGGTATCCGCCAGTTTGCTCTTATCATAGCCAGCGGCACGTCATCCACGACTGACGACTATCTCTTGATGATCCTTCAATTCGTGAACGAGGCGAAGGAAGAGATAGAAGAGTCGGGCTGGCCTTGGCAAGCCTTACGGCAGACCGTCACCCTGACGCTCGCTGCCAGCACAGCAGAGTACACCCTGACCATAGCCGGAGACGCGGACGTTGATACTAACG